ATTCAGGATGTCTACAAAGCTAACGTAATTGTAAATGTTAATGACTATCCTATGGATAGAGATAGTATGGAAGATTTCTTTGAGATCACAACAAAGACTCGTACCGGGCGCCCCATTCGCTATTGGGTAGATCGTGCCAGAGACGAATGCACTCTTCACCTATGGCCACTTCCTAATCAGGAGTACAATTTAAGGCTCAAAGTTTATAAGTTACCTGAAGTTGTGGATAAAGCCTATAATGAAGTCGATGTTCCCGTGAGATGCTATCCTGCTATCGTTGCTGGCATTGCCCACCTAATAGCCTCAAGAAGACCGGTGACTGAGGAGAACGAGAACCTAGTAGCTCGCCTAAAGAACGAATATGAGATGGCCCTATCTAACGCTATGGTTGGGGACCGTGATCGTGCATCAACATTCTTTTATCCTGGTGGTCCTCGTGACTAGTGGCAAATGGGCCCTTGGTATCTGCGACAATTGTGGCCAAAGACGTAACCTTCACGCACTAAAGAAATCATCCTACGGAACTCTGGTGTGTAGTGAATGCTATGACGGCTCCTTTGACATTAACAATCACCCCCAAAATAAGCCCCCTCGGATTAGAGAACGAGAATATCTAAGGAACCCTAGGCCGGAAGATTATAGGCCCGCAGCCGCTCCGTCTATTATCTCCATCGGTTATCCCCAATGGTTGAATCTAGACACTGGTGAGGTTACAATTATAGAATGAACTACGTAGAAATAGCCTCCAAGATCATAGACACCGTTGAGAACAATGATGACGAATTCATTGCTCGCGTTCAGGAGTTTATTAACACCGCTGAAGATGGCCTCTTAAAGCGCATTGATTCTGATTGGCTTGATGGAAGCGTGGAGGTAACTCTTGCTACTGGCTCTTACGAAATTGATGCGCCTAACTTAAAGGTCCCCCGCGCAGTCGTAGTCTACACTGCCAGCGGAAGAGCCTTCAACTTAGTCCCCCGTAATAAGAGCTGGCTCCGAGAATACTGGCCCATCGCAACGTCAGTTGGAGAGCCTAAGTATTACGCCAAAGTAGGAACCGTAATCAACTTCGCGCCTGCGGCAGCTGAAGATTATTTGATCCACGTTGAGGGAGTCTTTAAGCCAGAGGCCCTTAGCAGTGCGAACGTTGACAATGCTTTTACACTTAACGCTAGCTACGCTCTCTTCTTTGGCGCCATGGTTGAAGCTAATAAGTATCTAAAGAACTGGAAGACAGTTGACGTGTGGACCAAGGAATATGAGAAGGAAGTTAACCTTATCATCAATGAGGCTCGCAGGAATAGACGCGATGACACTCGGCCTCAGCAAAGCGCAAGTGGTCCTAACAACATTATGCCACAGGTGCCCTAGTGGATGAAGGTGTTTTTGGAAGAACTTGTAATGTATGCAAACAGTTCTTTCCAGCAGATAGATTTAGTCCTAACAAAGGCGGAGTTAATGGATTAAATTCTAGATGTAAAGAATGTATTAATAAAAACTATGCTTCTCCAAAAGAAGTTGCTAGACGCAAAACAGATAGCTATAAAGAAGTTAAAAGAAGACACTATCATAAAGTTAAAGGTACGAAATTATCTTATAAAAATAATAAACATACTAGAAGATTATTTGGTAAAGAAGCTAAAGAGATAACAGAATTTGTAGATAATCATTTAAATATTAATGGAACTAAATGTGAGGTGTGTGGAATATTATGTGCTTTTTATGGTGAATCTTCTAGTATTAATAAACCAAAATTAGTGTTAGATCATTGTCACAAAACAGGTAAACTAAGAGGTATGTTATGCAGTCTTTGTAATATGGCTTTAGGCAGTGCAAAAGATGATATAGTTGTACTAGAGTCTTTAATTAATTATTTGAAGAAACACCAATGAGCGACGAAGGTATTCCTCTTGTATTAGATTTTAAACCTACCGTAATAAAGCAAAAGACCGATTTTGCTGCGGAAGGTTTTTGGACAGATAGCAACCTAGTACGCTTCTCATTTGGACGTCCCGAAAATTGGAAGGGTTGGAACTTCGCATCTGACGCTATCCATCGCGCTAAGTATGTAGGTCATGCCCGTGATATCATTCCTTGGGTTGATCTTTCAGAACGTAAGTTAGTTGCTATTGGAAACGAGCGTGCCCTTTACGTCTGGGAAAGTGGGGTCTACTACAACATCACTCCCGTCGTAGTCTCGACCTCAGGTAATAACATTCTTTCAACGCAAGCTGGCTCTACGGAAATTATAGTATCCGTAAGTGATCATAATTATAACGCAGGTGAGTTCATTGTCCTCGTCTCCAACAACACTACAATCGGAGGGAACGTCCTTCCAGCCTTCACGTCAGTTAGAACTCCCTATGAAATTACCTCTGTCGTGTCACCCCATGCGTTTAAGATCAGCACAGGCGTTACTGCAGCCGCAACTTCCCTATCAACAGGCGGAGCAGTTGACGTTGAGTTTCTACTGGACCCGGGCCTAAAGGATTACTCCTTCCTCTACGGATGGGGCATTGGCGATTGGGGCGAAGGCCTATGGGGCATCACGTCTGCGGGTGAATATGCCCAAGTGCCAATTACATGGTCCCTTGATCTGTGGGGTGAAAACCTTATAGCCCTCCGGCGCATGGGCCCCCTCTACGCATGGAATAACGATCTTAACGCTCCAGCCGTGACGATCAGCGGTGCGCCCAACGAAAGCCTTTATACGTTAGTCTCGCCTGAAGATAGACACCTAGTAGTCTTTGGTACAGTTGATGCCTCCTCTTCAGCCTTTGATCCTATGTTGATTAGGTGGTGCTCTCGTGAGAACTATAATGATTGGACCGCTTCTGCTGCCAACACTGCGGGCTTTAAGCGCCTATCAGGCGGCGGTTCTTCGATCATTGGGGCCCGTCGTTCAAGAGGCCAGATGCTTATATGGACGGATCATGACCTCTATGGCATGGCCTTCATTGGCGGGGATCTAGTCTTCTCCTTCAATACTCTAGGCGAAAGCTGTGGCATCATAGCCCCCCATGCCCACGTAGAGATGGGTGGTATCACTTATTGGATGTCAACCCAACGCTTCTACATGTACGATGGAGCCGTCAAGGTCCTCTCATGCACAGTGCTCGATCACATCTTCGAGAACCTTGATTTCGACAACAAGGTCAAGATCTACGGAGGCATTAACCCTCATAACAACGAGATCATATGGTTCTATCCTGACATTAACTCTCCTAACAAAGAGAACAACCGTTATGTTTGCTACAACATCGTTGAAGATTCTTGGACTGTAGGATCAATTGACCGTTGCGTCTGGTCCGAAGATAATATCTTTGACGTTCCAATTGCCGTAGGAACTTCGGGCGATGGGCTCTTCTATCATGAACTCGGCCATACTGCAGCTGGTAGCGCAATGGATTGCTACATCGAGAGCGCATACTTTGATGTCCAAGATGGCAAGAATGTTATGCACCTTTCACGCATCGTGCCTGACTTCTCCTCTTACGACCAGGACGAACCAAACGCTGGGACTGTATTCCTAACCATGAAGGCCCGTAATTTCCCGAAGCAAGCCCCTAAGACTAAGGGCCCCTTCGCCGTAACCTCTGGAGTTCAAAGAATAGATACTCGCCTGAGGGGCCGTCAATTTGCTATTAGAGTTGAGAGCAACAATACTAACAATGAATGGAGGATGGGTAATACAGTGATTTACCTACAGGAAGACGGTGAGCACTAACGTAGATAAATTAAACCTACCAAGATGCTTTAGCGAGACCCCAACTGCTCAGCAATTCAACGAACTAGCAGCTAAATTAGAGCAGTGGGCCGAGAAGATTAGGCTTAAAGTGCAAGAGCTTTCTACTTTCGTTAGCTTGCCTTAGTGTCAACTCCTATGGTAAACTACCACCATGGACTGGCTGTATCCTTCTGGCTCTTATGATCCTATTTCTAACGGGCAATCACCTCGTGGCCTTTCCGCATGGGCACTATCTAACTCAGCCCTAGCGAACCTTAATAAGACTACAAATCAACTCATCGCCGAGGGTCAACAACAGAACTCCCTGGCATCAAATGCTCCCGGTCTCGCGGCTATGCCAGCAGGAAGTAATGACCCCAACGGCTATGGTGGCTATGGGCAAACTACTGATGTGCTGGGGGTCCTAGGCAACATCGCCTCTTTCGCTGCTGGTCCAGTGGCCTTTGGGGCTAGAGCTATCGCCTCAATGATTGCTAACCATCCTACAGTTTACGGTCTTGATGATGCCTTCTCAGGCAAACCCACTTCCATTAGTGGCCGCATTGCGGATCAATTTCGTGGTAACATCGTCAATCCTGACGTAGTATCACCTGACAAGACGACGGGCTTAGCAGACTATGATAAAACTGATTATAGTCTAGACTCTGACTATTCAGGCACAATTGGTGGCCCTGACGGCAAGAATGCTTCTGATGTAGGGGCCCTAAGTGAAAGCCAGAATGCCGAGAATAATGCGGCCGAAGGTGGCAAAGAGGGTGGCAAAGATGGTGGCTCCAAGAACTTCGCAGGTGGCCTAGTCGGTTACGCTAGTGGTGGTCTTGTAAACGGTGCTACTGGCGGCATGGCTGACGTTGTGCCGGCAGGCAATTATGATACCATCAGTGATGGCGAATACATTCTCCCAGCTGACTTTGTTGCAATGCTTGGTGATGGCAACACTCGCGCAGGCGGCGCCGCCCTAGACAAGGCTGTTGCGCGCCTTCGTAAACTTAAGTATGGAAGAGGAAAGCAACCTCCGGCCTTCCGTGGAACTCTGGAGGATCTACTCTAATGGATTGGATGACACTTGGCCTTGGTGCTCTAGGCGGAGCCGCAGTAGGCTCTCTCTTCGGTGGAAGCAGTGGTGGCACACAAGGCTCATCTTCACAGACCGTAACAGCACAGCAAGTCAATGATCCTGCTACACAAGGGATGCTTAATGCGCTTTCAAGTAAGGCCATTGATGCAGCTAATCTTCCTTATATTCAGTATACTAATCCTAGAGTTGCAGGCTTTGCGCCAGAGCAACTTCAGGCTCAACAGGGCGTTGTAGATTTCGCTAACAATCCGATGTATTCGGACCTATCCAAGGCTTCTCTAGGGATGACTGCAGGTGGGGCCGCTCAGTGGCCAGACGCAGATCGTGCGGCCTATATGAATCCTTATGTTGAGGACGTCCTTAATCGTATCACCTCAAGGCTCGACACTGAGCGCGCTAAGACACAGAATCAAATTGGTGATGCGGCTGCTAAGGCAGGGGCTTTTGGGGGAGGACGCCATGGCGTTATGGAAGCGAATACGAACGAGGCTTATTATAATACGCTGGCGGATACGCTTGCTAAAGGCTATGCTTCTTCTTATGATGAAGGGCTAAAGGCTTGGCAGGCAGATAGAGATGCCTCCCTTAAAGCTGGTACTGCCCTTGGTCAGAATCTTAACCTTGCACAAGGTAGCGACCTTCAACGCCTAGCTGCGCTTGAAAGTGCTGGTGCCTCAAAGCAAGGTCTCGAACAACAGGGCCTTGATGTGGCTTATCAGAACTTCCTTGATGCCCGTAACTGGCCTCGCTCGCAAGTTGAACTTCTTAGCGGTGCGGCGCGAAGCGCTCCATCAACTCAGAGCACAACTACGACTACTACAGGCTCAACTTCGCCTCCACTTCTAAGCTCACTAGCTGGTCTGGCTACAAGTGGCCTTGCCGCGTACAAACTCTTTAGCAGCTAAAGATGCCAATAGAAAATCCATATTTCTTAAATCTATCAGATGCAGATCTAGCAGCTTATTTAAGAAGCTCAGGACAAACTTTCTCTCCCCCCAATGTTACTCCTTTTACTCGTCAACAACTTCAGAATGAAGTCGCTAGACGCAGAGGAATTTTAGGAGCCTCGGGTCCATATTCACCAGCTGTAAGAGATGCTGTTATTCAAGACAGGGCGGGTACCATTCCGGCCGAAGGTCCAGTAACCTTCTCACAAGAGGAAGGGCCGGTGAATGTAATGCGTCCAAGGCCTATTAGTCCTCAAGCTGATCCTGGATTGGCTGATGCTCCAGGCCTAGCGACACCATTACCTCCTACGGAACAACTTCCAGTAGGTGAGCAATTCGGACCTCCTGCGCCTGCGGCGGCTAGAAATCCAGCAGGAGGCGCTAGACAAGGAAGTAGAGGAAACGGTGGCGGAGCTTCTAATGGCCAACCTCTTCCAGTACCTCCCGTTCCTCCAGGCAACGAGATGTTTGGTCCTGATGCTTCCCTTGCGCCCACTAGAGATCCTGCCATGAGCGCCCGAGATCAGAACAAGTGGCTGGCAGTACTACAAGCTGGCTTAGGAATGCTTGCGGCTGATGGACCCAATGCTGCTGCTAACATAGGCAAGGGTGGCATGGCGGGCGTTGCAGCCTTCCAAGATTGGGAGAAGACTCGCAAGAGCGAAGAGGCTAGAGATCGTCAGCTTGACATCATGGATAAGTATCGTGAAGGTCAAATTGAGGTGGCTCGTCAAAATGCTGATACTAGAATTCAAGAAGCTCAAAATAGAATGCTCATTGCTGAAATGAATGCTTCTAGAGCCATAGGTGCTGCAGCTCAACGTCAAGCTGCTAATGAACTAGATGCTGCGCGTCTTGCATATCAACGTGAACGCGATGAAGCCAGTAGAAGACAACGTGAAAATGAGCGTGATCCTGCTGTAAGAGCACAGCAACAGTGGACAGCACAAAGAGCTCAGATGATTGAACGCGCAATGGCTATGAAAGATGAAATGGGTCGTCCAATGTTCGCTACTCCAGAAGCCCTTAATCGCTATGTTGACGGTGTTGTGGGCCCTCAGCCAGGCGCTGTGCCAAGGGCAGTTAGGGATCAACTAAGTCAAGGCTATGCTGCGTTCATAAATGGTTCTCTACCGGCTGACAAGTGGAACGAAATGTTGACTGGCTTTAGAAGATCCTTTAACGTAGATCCTAATATCTACCTAAGGGACTAGAATGGCTGAACAATTTGATCCTGACGCAGCGATAAGACTCTTTCAATCTTACGCTCCTCCGGCAGCGGAGGTTCCCGCGCAAGCAGAACCAGTAGCTCCTCCAACTAACGAACGTCTTGCGCTTCCAACCATCACCACTCGTGGTTTCACACAAAATCTAGCAGGCAAATGGGCCCTATTCACTGAGGCCTTTCCGGCGCTAATTAACCAGATGGCTGGCCGTACTGAGGAAGCTGAGAAGCTATATAGTGCGTATGAGAAGATTCAACAGGAGCTAGCTGAGGCTAATCGTAGAGGCGAAGTGCCTACGGACATGGAGAATATTAACTCTCCCATGGATGCAGCACGTTATGCCCTTTACTACATGGGCTATGGTCTAGGAGAAGCAGCAACCTTTATTCCAACGATGATAGTTGGCGCAGGAGTCGGGGGCGTCGGTGCCCGCGCTGGTGCCTGGGCCCTCGGCCGCACTGCCGCAGAAAGAGCAGCAGCAGGAAGAATTGGTGCTGAAATAGGAATGCACGCAGGACTTGCGGGCGCAACAGCAATTCCTAACATCGGCGAAACTGGGGCCGGCGTGTGGGAAGCCGGTGGTCGTGACCAGAACGCAGCTTATCTAGCAGGCGCAGCAGGTGTTGCTAAGAGCCTTCTTGACTATGCCCCCATTGCACGCCTAATATCTCGTGCTGGTATTGGCACAGGAGCTGCTACTAGTGCCATCGAGCGTGGAATTCTCCGTCGAATGGGCCGTGAAGTCGCCCTTAATGCTCCCATCGAGGGTCTAACTGAAGGCGCCCAAGAGGCCATTGATGCGGCTGTAGAGTCAGCTTACAAGGAAGGCTTCTGGACGCCAGAAACCGCACTTCGTATTGGAAACTCCGCTCTTGCTGGTGCAGTAATGGGCATTCCATCTGGCGCAATGGCTGGTGCGTTGCAACCAAGAGGTGGACATTCTAATGAGGCTAATAACACACCGGCACCTCCAGCAGGAAGCACAGAAACCGAAGTACCACGCATCACTACACCAGAGGATGCTCGTAGTTTCCTTCTACAACAGAAGATTACTATACCCAACTCTCTAAGTGATGAGTCCGTCATTCGCCTAGCTAATGAGCAATTTGAGAACTTTACTACTGACCTCAATGATAGGCAAGAAGCGGGACAGCTGACACAAGACTTTAGCGACCCTAAGACTTTCTTTGGTAGGCTAATTGAAGGTGGAGTTAACTCAACAGGCTTCACCTTTAAGGATGCTGCTGAGGCTTTAAACCTTAACATCGAAAACAAATATGCAGTTGAGGCCACTAAGAATGCCATTAGAGCCGCAGTAAGAGATGGTTTCCTAGAACGCAATGGAACTAAGTGGAGAGCCCGGTCTATTGGAAAACCCCTTCAATTCTCATCACCCAAGGAACTCCTGCAGCACTTTGATCAGAACAACAAAGAAGGTCTGGCCTCCCTTAAGAGTGCAATGGTTGCTAAGGATAATGGTTACTTCAGCTTCCATGGACACAACTGGAGGCTGACGCCAGAGGGCATTCGTCAGGTCACTCGTGAAGAACATGAAGATGTTGTTAGAGAGAACGAGACACGTAGGGTGCAGAATAAGGTATCCACTGCTCAGACTATTATGCGCGGTGAAAGACCCTTTGAAGCAGTCTCCGAAGAACAACTAATTGCTAACAGACTTCTTGCCGCACTAGGTGATTCTAATCCAGGGGCACTTGAAGCTCTTCATCAAGACGTCATGAAGGATCCTCAGGCTAAGCGCTCTCGTGCGATTGTCCGTCAGGTAATGACTGAGCAAGCAGGAATTGACAAGAAGCTAGCGTCGCTTGATCCTCAAAGCGAAGAAGCTATCGCCCTCCGTACTCAACGGGCTAACATCAGGGGGCGCCTAGAGGGAATTAGAGATGGAACTGCCACTGTTACACCTTCAGGCGAAGTTAATCCCGGGGGAGACGTAGGCCGTCTTACGCCTAACACCTTCAGCGTTGATGATCAATATAGAACTTCGGCAGCACAACGGGCCTTTGAGGCGCTCCAAGAGAAAGAGGCCGAAGATAAGGTCCGTAACATCGCGGACTACAAGGAGAAGCTAGATGCTCAAGACTCTCGTGGCCTCGCCCTTGCCTTCCAATACAACACAAAGACCTCTCCCCGCCTTGGCCAGAACTTCCGTAACTATCTAGACTTCTCAGACTTCAACAAGCTTGATGCTGAGAAGAAAAATCTTCTTGATGCACGCATGCGTGAAGCTGGTTATGTTGACGAAGATGGCAGGTGGACTGGCCTATGGGATGCTCCTCAATCCTCAACTAATACCGAACTTCTAGATGCCGCAAAGGCTAATCAGACGCAAGGGCCGCAGCCACAGGCTCCTAGAATGGGGGTCCCTCTTCCGGACAATTTTGACCCATCTCTTACGGTTCCCCCAGGCGCGCTTGACTACATCACCTCGCTTCAACCTGGCGATCCTGTTAGCGTTCTTGAGATGCAGAACAGGTGGGCAGGCGCCGGTAACAAGCCAAGGCTTCAAGAGGTAAAGGCTTTCTTAAATCAACTCTCTAGTGGTGCCTGGAAAGGTGTACTAAAGAAGAAGGGGGATGGATGGGTCCGTGGAGATATAGCTGAGACTCCAACGGGATGGTCACAACGTGGTCTTGAGTCCCCGGAGGTGGCTCAACAAGATCCAGCGTTTCTACAATCTAATCTAGCTACTAACAATCCTCACTCAGATGTTACTCAAAGCGTAACTAAGGACCTTCTTGCAAAGATGCTGGGGGGCGCTAAGGTTGATGTTAAGTTTGTCAATAAGCTAAGGGCCGCTGATTTCCCCGCTACAGTAGAACATCTTCAGGCTAAATTCGGAATGTCCAAAGAGCAAGCTGAGGCTGTGATGATCGCGGGGCTGTGGAACAAGCATCGTAGACTCCTACAACTTTCGCTTGAACAAACACCTGAGCAAGTCAATGCTACTGCATTCCATGAGGGCTTCCATGCTATGGAAGACCTTGGTTATTTCACTCCACAAGAGCTAGCACTGCTAACTCAGAATCGTAGTGAAGTTGCGCGGTGGTATAACAAGGCGTTTGGACAGGACTTTAATGCGCTACCTGAGAAGGAGAAGCGCGCCTATACGGCCCAGTGGTATTATGAGAATGCTAAGAATGGCCGCCCTACTTCCATTGGTAATCGCATCTGGAACACTATTGAGCGCCTAAAGAATTGGCTCAACGGCCTAGGCTTCCAAACTCAAGAGGATTTAGTTAAAGCTATTGAAGATGGGACTATTGCGCAACGGACTATCAACTCTCACACCTTTCCAGGCTTAACAGTTGATCCTACTGCTACAGATCCTGCATTTATGAAGAATATTGAGCCAATTGATGACAACATTAAGTATGTAAAGAAAGAACAACCTTCTTTTGCGCTATGGAGAAGATGGCTTAACTCGACCTCCCATCTAGCCGAAGTCTATCCTATCCTTAAGCCAGTACAGCAGCTCTTTGATCGTATGAGAGGCCTCCATGCTGAATTAATGAATACCTCTTACATCGCGGCCTCTAAGATTATGGAATTCACTCCCGCTCGCAGGACCGAAATTACTAAGCTAATGGCGGCATATGATGCAGCGAGTGTTGATCCGGTTGTAAAGAACGGAATCCTGTCTCAAGGTGGGATTACTATTACTGATCCCAAAGAAATTGCCGCAGTGATGGCCATTCATGAGCAATCATCGCGCCTCTTCAATACAGCCATGCTAGCATTAACTAAGAACGTCTATGGAGTTGACCCAACTGATCCTTCACAACGAGGCCACAAAGGCTTCCAGGCGGCCAAGGCTTATTATGAGCGCCTCTTAAAGGAACGCCGTAAGGGCTA